GCAGAAGCCGCGAAAAAGGCAGCGGCAGTAGCTGAGAACAAACAGGCAAACAAACCGCCTAACAAGGCAGGAGGAAAATAAATGGCAAACGTAACTCTTACTCCACAGAACGCCGTCCCGTCGGGGATTACTCCGACCAGGACAGGGAGTCTCTCGACGGAGAATACCTATCTCGTCCCGAACGATGGTCGGGTTATTCTCATGTTCCAAAAATCTGAGGCGGTCGATGCTACCGTAGCAATCCCCTCGACGGCGACCCTTGGCGGTCTTACTGTGGCTGACCAGTCTGTCACCGTCGGAGCATCGTCCGGAGACGTTGTTGTAGGACCGTTTCCGCCTGCGATCTATAACTCAAGCGGTAATCTCTCGTTTACCTCGGACAATGTCGCCGGGCTGACCGTCGCGGCCGTAAGGATATAAGGGGGTATCAGTATGTCATTGATAACCCCTGCTGAACTTCTGCAGCACGTTGAGACGGATCTCTCGACAACCGCCCTGCAGAGGATCATTGACGGACAGGAAAAGGCGATCACAAAAAGATTCGGTGAACACGAAGCGCAGACTCAAGTGTTTTACCCGAATTACTCAAACGTGATTTATCCGACCCGGCGGGTATCCAGTATCACCGCTATTGTCGAGCGTGACGGAAATACCGATACCACGCTGTCCGCTGATGACTACGAAATTACCAACTCGATCCGTATCGACAGGCTGCCGGACGGAACAAACTCCCGGACATACTGGGCGCCACGAGTCCATGTAACCTATGTACCGGAAGATGAGGCCGCCTTGAGAATACAGGTCCTGATAGATCTCTGTCGTCTGACCATCGCGTACAACGCCCTGAAGCGCGAGAGTACCGGAGACTACTCCGCAGAGTCGAAAGACTACCAGAAAGAACGGCTTGAGATAATGTCACAGCTCGGCGGCAGAGGGCTTGCATAGATGAGCGCTCGCCAGCGAATGACAATGAGATGCACGACTCAGCGGAACGCCGAAACGGACACCGACGGATATGGACTCCCGGCAACTCCTGACGACGACGATTATCTCACTGATCTCGCTTGCTTTGTCTGGTACACAAAAGGCGGATCTCGCAGGACGAAGGTTGAGGATAAGACAACCCTGACCCTCGATACCGCTCACATGATCTGTCCGTCCGGAACCGACGTTTTGAAAAGCGATCGTATCGGAGAGGTACGGGACAGACTCGGCGCTCAGTTATTCGGCGCGTTCACAATCGACTCGATCCATCGCCGGAGTGATCATTTTGAGTTATTGCTCGCGGAGGTAAGCTGATGGCGCTGAAATGGTACGGCGACGAAGTGATTGAAAAGATGCACAACGCAACAAGGCTCGGGATCGATGAGACTACGGCGATCTGCGTAGGTATCGCGAAAGCCCGAGTCACCCGGGATACGACCGCCTTACAGGGATCTCTCCAGATGAGACCCGCGAGGCGTATCGGTGCCCGGATGGTTGGAGAGTGGGGATCTTATAACTATCTCGCCGCGATTTTTGTTGAGCTTGGTACTGAGCCGCACTTCCCGCCCGTCGAGGCTTTAAAGCCCTGGGCGAGACGTAACCTCGGAGACGAAGCTCTCGCGTATCCGGTCGCGAAGTCGATAGCCGTCCACGGTACGAAGCCGCAGCCGTTTTTGAGACCGACGGCGGATGAACAGTACCCGCTTCTGACGGGAAGGATAAGGCTCCATTATGGCAGTTGATGTAATTGAAGCGGTCAGGGCCTTACTCCTCGGGGATAGCGATATTGCCGACCTGACGGTAAAAATCTACGGCGCGGAACTACCGGAGAGCGAGAACGACAACATGCCGCAGAAGTGCATCATCCTCCACGGGGCAGGCGGATATCAGGACAGAGGAACGACCGATATCGTCAAGCCGCGAATAGACGCCTATTGCTACGGCGAGACGTACTACGAAGCGGGGCGGGTCGACAGGGCTGTCTATGATGTCATGAAACATTTATCACGAAGGACAATTAACAAGGTACTGCTGCATAGCGTTGCTTGCGGTAGTGGACCTTTTCAAGTAAAGCACGCCGGTACGGGGTGGCCGATTGTGTGGCGATCGTACCAGGTAACGGCGGCGGATATAGAAACTCAATAAGGGAGAGGGAAACATGACACCTTATGAAATTATTTTGCAGACTGCCACGGTATACCTGGGACCCGTAGGCGAAACATTTCCAGAAATCCAGGCAACTCCGGCCGGTAACTGGGTCAAGCTCGGGACAAACGACATCAGGAATTATGCGGACGGCGGCGTGAAAATCGCCTACAGCCAGACACTCAAAGAACACAGGAACGCCGGAAGCACCGGGCCGATCAAAGTAACCCGCACCGAGGAGAGCCTGAAGATTAGCCTCGTACTTGAGGACCTGTCGACCGAGACTTTCGCGAAAATTATGAACGCGCAGACCCTCGTCGACACTGCAGCCGATGCCGACACCGGCGGTTACAGGTCAATCACTCTACGATCCGGTGAGACCGTCGCAACCGTCGCCATGTTGATCCGCACGGTATCACCTTACGGCGACTCGTGGAATGCGCAGTATGCGATCCCGAAAGTATTCCAGTCCGGAAACCCGGAACCAGTCTACAGAAAGGATGAGGCCGCATCACTCGCGGTAGAGTTTACCGCACTTGAGGATCCTAACGCGTCAACAGCCGCGGAAAGGTTCGGACACTACAGGGCGCAGGATGCTGCGGCCACAGGTTAAAGGATAGACAATGAGTGATTATTTACTCGATCTCTCAACGGTCCATGTCAGGCAGAAAATCAGTATCGACGACGAACCGTATGAGATGAAGAACTGGGACGACTTCGGGATGTTGGATATATCCTACTTTCAAACTGTCGGACAGAAGGTCCAGAAAATGGGAAGCGGAGACCTCACTGAAAAACAGATTGCCGAAGTAACTCAGATGGTCAACAAAATGATCGACATGATATTTGTCGACCTTCCCGCAAATGTTCAAGGGCGGCTTGTCGACTGGCAGAAGCTAAAGATCATCGAGGCTTTTACCGTCGCCGTGACTCCGAAGGAGGGCGGGGAAGCGGCGAAGCTGGACGGCCCGTTGACTGGGGAGAACTCGTCCCCCGACTCTGCCGCTACTACGGCGGAGACCCCGAACGCTGGTTAAATCTACCCCTCCGTTATCTTCGCTGTTATGCGGAAATGCTTCCCAGGCTCAAGGCTGAGGAAGCTATTTTTTTATCCAACATCGTAGCCGTCGGGAACGGAACGCTCAAAGAAGGCGAAGGTCAACGAATACTTCGCGAATGGCAAGACCAGGCGCGGCGACCGGGGCGCGTTGAGACGTTATCAAAAGAGAAGACTGAGACCGCGCTCGCGGTTATGGGAATACAGGTATGTCATGGGAAAACTTAGGACAGGCAGTACTCGAACTAAGCACAGACGATAAGTCTCTCAGCTCCGGGATGCAGAAGGCGGAACAGCAGACAAAGGGTACTTTTACCCGTATGCAAAACGCCTCTCTCTTGGCCGGAAAAAAGCTCTCGACATACGTCACTCTCCCGCTATTGGCAATCAGTGCAGCGGCCGTTAAAGCCTCAGCCGGGATGGAGCTGCAAGAAGCCGCCTTTACCACCATGCTCGGAAGTGCTGAACGAGCCCGGGACATGCTCGAATCCCTGACCGACCTCGCGGCAAGTACGCCCTTCCAACTCATGGACCTGTCAAAAGCCTCGAAGACTATGCTCGCCTTCGGGATTGAGGCAAAAAAAGTCCTACCGAATCTCCGTATGCTTGGCGACATCGCTCAAGGCGACAGCGCGAAACTCGACAGCCTGACCCTCGCTTTCTCTCAGATCCAGTCAACCGGCCGCCTTATGGGTCAGGATCTTCTGCAGCTTATCAATGCCGGTTTCAACCCCTTGCAGTCAATCTCCGAGAAAACCGGCGAGACTATGGCCGAGTTAAAAAAGCGGATGGAAGCCGGAGCGATAAGCGCGATAGAAGTGGCCGAGGCTTTCAAGGCCGCGACGAGTGAAGGCGGCCGGTTCTATGGCGGCATGGAACTTGCGTCTCAAACCCTCGCAGGCCAGTGGTCAACGTTGAAAGATAATCTTATCGAACTCGGGCGAAGTTTTGGCGATGTACTCCTCCCGAAGCTGAAAGAGATTGTTACCTCACTGACAGAGTTTACCCGCCGGTTTACCGATATGGACGACGCTCAAAAACAGATGATATTGAGAATCGCCGGGATAGCTCTTGCGGTCGGGCCTGCCTTGCTCGTGTTTGCCAAAGTCACCGCAGCTATCACAGCAATAAGAACGGCCGTCCTTGCACTCAATACTGCCCTGCTGGCGAATCCGTATGTATTAGCGGTTGCCGGAATAGCGGCTCTCGGGGTTGCCATATTTGCCCTGACAAAAAACATGCGTCAGGAAAACCGGGAGCGCCAGACTCTCCTTGAAAAACAGAGCAAGGGTATTGAACTTAATTATGAAGAGGAAATACGTCTACTCGATCTCGAGCTCGCCCGGCTCCGGCAGATTAAAGCAATGAGATTGCAGACTATGGAGACCGCGCGGTCGCTTAATCAATCACCCCAGGCCCTTGCAATACTTCAGGCAAATATCGACAAAATCCAGGAAGAGATCAACGCGACAGTAGCCCTTATGCGCGCGCGAGCTCTCGGGGGTCAAAGTTTTCCGATACCGCCGGAAACTCTCGCGGGTTTAACCGACGCGACAGGAACGGGCTCAGGTGGAACGGGCTCAGGTGGAACGGCTACTCCCGAGGGCGAGTGGATATCTGGCGGCGAATGGATCAGAGGACTTGCCGAGGAACTTGTGGCGCTAAATCGTACGCCCATGGCTCCAGATCAACAGGCCCGCTATCCACGCCACAAAGGGACTGAATCCGTAGGGACCGACACAGCTGGAGCAGGTCCGCTTGACGGTATACTTTCGGCTATGGGATCCGCTCTCTCCGGTTTCGCAGGCGCTTTGCTTGGGCCGATCAAAGCTCTCGGATCTCTCCAGGCTATTCTCAATCCGGTTACTACGATCATCCAGGGAATGATGCAAGTCCTTGGGCCCGTGATAGATCAGGTTCTTGCCCCTATTGTCGGTATCCTGATTATTATCGGCCAGACTCTAGGGCAAATACTTGTACCAATAATCCAGCTATTGACCCCTGTTATAAAACTAATCGGCGAGGCGTTCGTCTGGTTGTATAACGAGGTGATTCTACCTGTAGGCAATTTGCTGATAACGGTGTTTACCTGGATAGAAAACAAACTAATCGACGCTGTGAACTGGTTTCTTACTCAGATTAATAAACTGCTTGCGCGAAACAAACAAATTGCTCTCCTCGCCAATGTTGACCTGGACTCTCAGCTGTTAGAGGCGATCACTTACGGCGACCTCGGAGCTACAGGCGCGGAAACAATAGCAGGAGGCGCGGCAACGTCTTCCGCAAGTTATAACCAGGTCAGGCCGATTGAAAATAATTTCTACATCGAGGATAACAATTTTAACGGCGCAGGGGGTTTGCGCGAATTCGTGCTGATCCTCAACGACGAGTGGCAGCAGGCCAACGCCCTGGGGCTCGTATGAGCGTTTATAACGTTTACGCTGATTTCGGCGACGGGTATGTCGACGTACCTTTTTTGATGGTTGGACCGAAACACTGCCAGATACACAAGGGATTAAAGCCGACTATAGACGACTGCGTATTTACCACCGACGATATCACAATCGCGAATCTTTTCAACACGACAACCGACGAAATCCCCGTGATCATCACAAAGGACTCGGCGTCCTACTTTACCGGCATCGCGCGGAATAATTTCTCAAACAAGATTTCATCAACTCTGGAAGAATTCCGCGTCGAAGTGACGGACAATCTGATCAGACTCAAAAAAACCTGTAATCAAAATCTGCAATATGCAGGGTATAAAATATCCAACCCCACCACCAAAGCCGAGAGCATACTCCACCAGCTTTTTTACGAGGCGGGTTTCGAGGATGCAGAGCTCGACTTCGCTGAGATCGATATTACCATTGATTATTTTGTCGTCAGTGCCTCGGATAAAAAACAGTATTGGACGCTCATAGAAAAGCTGTTGAGCGAATTCGGTTATGTCGTTTACTGCGATCCTTTGGACTCAGGGATTGCCAAAGTTTACGATCTTTTCCCGGCGACTATCACCCCGACGTATCTCGGCAATCCCGACTATTACCAGCCTGTCGATATCCGCAAGCTGGAGCAAAAAGCGAAAGCTGTCCGCGTCACTTACTACCCGCACGAAACCATCGAGGATGTGATTGTATTTTCCGATACCGCCGGAGGCGACGCTACAAATAAATGTAACATTACCCTTGCTGCAACGGAGTCCTACCCGGACGGCTCGGACGCGGCCGATACCTACTGTGATTATCAGGTAGACGACTACGAGGTAATTGTCGTAAACGACGCGGCTCTCGATATCGATCAGACTGGAGTTGCGACAAATACATTCACCCCCGGATACAAGCGCGCGCTTCTTCAGCTCTATTCGGAATCTGGCGGGAGTATCACACAGCTTGATATCACAGGCGACGCCGTGCTCAAGGATATCTGTCACAAAAACACGGTGCTCAAATACATCGTTGCAGACTCCGAGGAAATCGAAGACATCGAGGCCGAGTACATCACGACAAAAGCACACGCCGACCATCTCGCTTATGGCTACGCTAAATGGTTGGAGTACTCGGATTTCCTGTACTACTTCGCTTGCGAAAATCTTACAGTCGGGCAATACCTGTCGTTCGTCGAATCCGTTATGTCCATTGCGACGACGATCCGTGTCATCGATATTACCGAGGACGATCTCGGCGGACAGCGGATAATAGCCGAAGGCGTTGAGGAGTATGTCGTCACAGAGACGACTGCAGAACTGTCGTACAGTCCGCCGTCCGTCCAACCGGCAAATCAGAACATCGCATCCCTGCAGCAGTTTGTCACTCATGCCGAAGCCGGAACAAGCGGATATACCGCCGCCGGAATGGTTACGGTCCCCACCGTCCCCGTGATCTCCAGCTGTGTCGGCGGCTACATGCACACTATGACCGCATGGGATACACAATCAAACCTGTCCAATTTCTCACATTACGACATCCAGGCTTCCGACGATTGTTTCGAGGTCTCGGCCGATACTTCGATCACGGACGCGACCGTTACCGATACCGATACCTCCGACATGACAGTGGGCGACGGCGTTCAGGGTTTGGGTATTCCCTCCGGTGCTACCGTCTCGTCAATCACCTCCGGGACAGAGTTTGAACTCTCGGCGGCTGCAACTGCCGACGGGTCCGACGTTACTCTCATTATCATTCCCGCCGCGGCCGAGTGGTACAGCCTCCTGCAGGACGGTACCGATTGGAAAGACACGGTTGACGAGGAAACGTCTGTACCCGTCGCGAGTTTTGTCCACGCTAACATTCCCCTGACGGGCGATACCGACAACCCGATAGGAAAACAGTTATTTTACCGCGTGAGAAGAGTTACATTATTATCAGTGGAGTCGGCATGGTCAGCGATCGCATCCGCGACAGCATCCCCGATTCCCGACGGGTCGCTTGCAGCTGACAGTGTCCATGCAAACAATGTCGTCACCGGAACGCTGCAGACTCTGCTAGGCGCAGTCGATGACCTGACGGTGGCTTATTATAGCGCGGGTAGTGGAACACTAAGTGTCCCCGAAGAGGGAGACATACGGATTCGGTTGAACGATGCAATTATGTCCCTGGAGCAGTATCTAGGGGGAGGGTGGTCAGACGTGAATAAAATGCAAGTTGGTTTGATGATCGGGGCACTTTATATGGGGATGTTCTCGGGCTGTGGATTTATGCATCCCGATGCGAGTACGGATGATTTGTCGGAGAGAATACCGAATGACAATTTTCATCTGTTGACGTTTGAAACGGATTATGCGGATCAGAATGGAATTGCGCCGGATGTTGAGAGCAATGTTGCCAGGTCGGATGTCTGGTCTTTCGCCGGGGATTATTCGTTATTTGCCACTTATGGAAATCAGGGATATGTGCAATATAATGATGTCTTTAGTTTAACGGAAGAAGTGGGGTATTGTTCTAAATTATATTTCCCTATTTCTGATTTCACCACGCCAATGTGTTATTACGATTATTGGATAAACGCGGATAATTATTTACGTTTCCGCATGTATTATAATGCAGTAGATAAAATGCGAGTTCAATTACGGGAAAGAGTCGGTGGCGTAGATTTGCAAGAGGTTTACGCTGATTATGAAATATCTCAAGCCGCATTGGAAGCTGAAGAACATACAGTAGGATGTATTTTATCTTATACAGATAATAAGATTTATCTGATTTTTGACGGCACCGTAATTGAAAGTGCGTTTGACGATATAACTCTTACAGGAGCGGCTACCTCTAACTATCTTAAAGTGTTTGCTTTAAATGGGAACAATGCTGCTTTCTACCAAGACGATGTCCTCTTCGCTTGGGACGACGCTTGCAACCCTGACCTATTCGTCCAGCACTACCTTTCCGGCCTACCCTGGAGTACGGTGTTTTCGCATGCTGATCTTCCTCTTATTTCCGGTCCTTCC